TGGTTCAATGCGCACAGCCTCGATCAATTGCAATTCACCCTGCTCGACGCGGTCAATGCGATAAAGGCCATCCCCCTCGGCTCCATCAGCGGGCAGTTCGATCACGTCACTGGCCCCCACCGCGAGCATCGAGGGCGGCAGTGCGAGACGCACGGTTTCCCGCGATATCCGTGCTTCGGTCAGCCAACGCTCGATCACCTGACGCCCCTCGGCACGGGTCAGGGCCATGTTGAATTCTGACGCAGACACCGAATGGGTCGCATCATCGGCCAGTACCGTCTCCTCTGCGATCGCATCAAAATTGCCGTCAGCCTGAACAAACCGCAACCTCACACGTCCCGCGATTTCCGCCTGCGCTTCACGGCTCTGTTCAAGACTGCCGTCAAGGTCACCGCTTACGGCCAATTCCGCTGGATCTAGGCGGACTGCATCCCGCCCGTCGCGCATAACAAACCTGAGTTGTCCCCCTCTCTCGACAGCATCAAAGCCATAGCGCAACATCAGCGGCTGCAACGCGGCGCGTGCATCACTGACCTGATCAATGCTATAGCCCCGCACATATCCATAAAGCCGCGAGGTATCAAAATCCTCAAGTCCGGCACGGCGGCAAATCTGAGCCACTACAGACGACAAGGGTTGCGAGGATGTACGCCCGTTCAGCCAATGGCCCCGTGCATAGTTTTGCCCATCACTCCACAAACCACGATTGTTGGGAAAGTACGGATAGGGCCGGGTATCCCATGCCCACACGAACGCGCGGGTCATGTCGATCATCGGGCCACCATACGCGGAAGATATGGGATTATTCGCAAGATCCGTCCAATGCTCAACGAACGCCCGCAAATATTGCATCTGCATCAAGTCGTCGCGCGCGCCGGTAGAATAGCGCGGCAAGCTGCTTTCCGAACTTTTCAGGTCAAGAAACTTGTTGGGTTGATTGGTGGCCCTATCAACTGCCGCACAGCCGTATTCGGTAAACCAGATCGGTTTCGAGCTTGGAACCCAAGCCGTCGGGTTCTCGGCCCGTGCCCCGCCGATCCGCTCGTGATGGGTTTGCGACCACCAATTGCGAATGTCCTTGTAGCGGTACACCCATGGCTCGTCTGCCTGCATGTCTGTGATTGGCGTGCGGATCTGGGCATCTCTTGCTGCGTCTGAATGGTAATACCAATCATATCCCTCGCCCCCTTCGACGTTCGATTTTAGATAGTCGAGGTTATAAATCGCGTCCCACACCTGTGCATCTTTATGGTCATCCCCTGCGCGCCAATCAGACAGCGGCATGTAATTATCAATGCCGATGAAATCGATGTTCTCGTCTGCCCACAGTGCATCTAGATGAAAATAGCGGTCGCCACTGCCATCAGATGGCTGATAACCAAAGTATTCCGACCAATCAGCAGCATAGCTGATCCGGGTTTGCGGCCCCAACAGCGCGCGCGCCTGTGCGGCAAGACGGCGAAATGCCTCGACCGACACAAATGCACCGCCGGCACCGCGAATTTGCGTCAAGCCGCGCATTTCTGTACCGATGCAAAACGCCTCGACCCCGCCTGCCGCCGCACAAAGCGCTGCGTAGTGCAGAATAAACCGCGAGAGCGTCCATTCTGCAGGTCCGGTATAGATCACTTGGCCCCCCGAGACGCTGAAATCAGCCGCCGTAACGGTCCCAAAGAACGCGGCAACCTCAGCTTCCGCATCGGACGAACCATCCGGACTGCCAGACTGACCGGGCGCTTTTGAAAGGGTGATCCGACCACGCCACGGCAGCTTTGGCTGGGTTTGCATGTCACTATAAGGATCAGGCAACGTGTTGCCATCCAGTTGGTCCATCAAAATGAACGGGTAAAACAGCACCGCTTTGCCCGCAGCGTTCATCGCCTGAATGGCTTCGATCACCGAAAGATCAGCAGGCGTACCGCCGTAAATAGGGCGGCTGTCTTCCTGCGCGATGACGCCCGCGGTGCGCCGTGTAAGCGACGAAACGCGCCACGGCATATTCTCGCCCTCTATCACCGGGCTTTCGACCTTGGGGCGCACAGAACATTCACCACAGCGCAGGTCATCGCCGAACCATGAAACAACCAACGATGCTGCTTCCAACTTTGGCAACTCGGCAGTCAAACTGTCGAGAGAAACCAGAAAATCGCTTTTACCGGCTGGCGTAGACACATTTGCGCTCCACCGTGCACCTGCGCAATCGCCATAATGGACGGGGGTCGTTGCCAAAGCATATTCGCCCGTCCCAGGGATCAGCGCCACACCTGTCACGCCGTGTGTGACGCTCTGCGCAACGTCCAGGGTCGCGGCATCTTCGGCGCGCATCACCTCGAACGAAAACTGCGGGACCCGGTTACCAAACGGACCAAGTGCAAGGTTTTCAAGCACGACATAGGCCGTCCCGCGATAGGCAGGCACGCGGTCAGCCCCCTCGATTGCCGCAATCGTCGGATCCGGCAACTGGTCGCTGGTCCCCAGATATAAGCTTAGGTTCAGATCATCACGCGCCACCTCTTCACCGTCGGCCCATATGCGATTGATGCCAGTGATTTCCCCTTCGCAAAGGGCTATCGCAAGGCTCACCGAATAGCTGTAATCGGTCGTTTGCGGTTTTGGCGAAGCGCCCTTGCCGCCCCCCCCACTAACAGTCGTCGTTTCACTGAAATCCGATGCCCAAATGATCTGCCCGCCAATCCGCATGCGCCCGTAAAGCTGGGTTATCGCTTGGCCTTCGCCTGCGGTGGTTAGCCGAAAACGATCCACCTTGCCCGTCTCGACAGCTTGTGCGCCCTGCCCCAACAAACGCTGATCCACAACACGACCCAAAGTCGCACCAAAGGCACGACCCACCGCAACAGAAGACAACCCGGCAAGCGTGCCACCGACGGATCCGCCAATCGCCGCACCCGCTGCGGAAAGTAATATCGTCGCCATCAGTTCGCCTCCGTCGGAAATTCAAATACAGCCACAACGCGCCGCCGCCAGGGGGCGCTTAGCGGGCTTTCAGTCACACCGTGACCACTGTAGGCATGGATAAAGCTAGCATTTGGTCCTGTCTGCGCCACCAGCCCCAAATGCTTGGCCACAGCACCAGTGCGCATCCGAAACAGCAATACATCACCGGCGGCCTCGGCGGTCAGCGCCTTCGGGCGCAAATGCCGAAGGGCTGCCTCCCACAGACGTTCGTCGCCCTGAGGCTCGGACCAGTCCATCGAATATGCCGGAGCAGCTTCGGGCTCAGGCCCCAAAACCTCGCGCCAAACGCCGCGCAGCAAGCCAAGGCAATCACAGCCCGCGCCTTTAACCGAATTTTGATGAACGTAGGGCGTCCCGATCCAACTGCGCGCAGCCGATACGATCTGATCCGATACAAATATCATCGCAAAGATCCTCCCGAATTTGCCCCGGATGACTTTGGTACTGCCATCACCCAATCCTCGTTGGGAAGGTCGGGAAACCCTTGGAAGTTCAGAAGGTTGTTGAATTTCAGCCGGCAGCTCTCCATCCGTTTGTCACAGCCGGCGATCAGCCGAACCTGCGTGCCTGCAACAACTTTTCCGCGGATCGACTCCCACAGTTCGACCTCTCGATAGCTGGAAAGTTTGCGATCATGTTTGATCATCCCCCACAGACCCGCAGCAGGCCCGTCCAAAACCTCTAGCCGACCCCGAGCGAACCAACCCTCCTCAAAGCCGGGCAGGTTCTGCCAATGAAAACGCCGCCCCTCGTCACAAATTTCGACCCCGACCGACATGAGATATCCAGACGCCGAGACGTCAAACCCGCATGCCGCATCGCCCAAAACGGCCGAGCATGGTTTCTGGTAAATCCGTCCCAACGGACGGTTCAACGCTTCGGTCAATCCGCGAAGTTCGGCCCGAAACGCCCCGCCAGAGCGATGCATTTCACCGATTGATCCGCGAAACAGGATGGTCCTTTGCGCAACATCCGCCCAATTAACCCGCCAGCACGTCACCTGCGCCCCATCAAAGCGCCCTTGTTCAATCTCGTCCTCGCGGATCGCGGAATGGCTCAGCGCGCCCATAGCCTCGGTGTTATCAACCGATAGCCCGGTTGTTTGTGACAAGGCGCGCGCAGACAAACCGCTGTCCGCGCGAAACGCGATTTCGTCGAATGACACCGCCCTGTCATGATCGGTAAAGGCCAAGACGACACCATCGCGTCTTTCGATTGCCCACGCATGGCATAAGGTTGTCAGGCCCGTCTTCAGATGCGCATTCAGTGCTGCGTTGAAATCCGCCATCAGACACGCACCTCGATTACCGGTACATTCGGCACTTGGCCCGCTTGAAAGCTGGCGACACTGACCAAGATCCGGTCCGTATCAAAGCGCACCGGCACATCAAATTCAAAGCCTGCCGAAACCACCAGCCCGCTGTCCGGCGCGTTTGCAAAACAAACGATCCCGGTCGCGGTATCAATCTCGTAGTCGATGCCTTCTTGCAGCTCATCCTGCTCGACGCCCACGCGCACAGTGCCTGCCACTGGCTTGCCGATCGGACGGCGATAGCTATGATCGCCAGACGCGTAGGTCTTGATCAGTTGGAAATCGGTCTGCTGACCGTCGCCAAAGCCGATCACCTGATCGTCAAACGCGACCCCAAGGGCAGACCGACAGGATTTGAAATCCGCCCAATCCTTCCAGCGGAACCCGTACATCTGACCGTATCGCGCCTCAAAAAACGCTGTCAGCGCTTGGACATCGTCAATCGACCGCATCCCAAGCCCTGCGTCATATACACGGCGCGAATGTGCCCAAGGCGTGTTGCGTTCCTCAAAGCCATTGGCAAGCGTGACAACATCCGTGCGCCGCTGTGGTCCACCAACCGAGCCGAAACTCAAAGACGGTGGAAATCTTACATCGTGAAAACTCATGCAGGCTCTCCTTTACCGGTTGCGATTGCCGCTATTCAGGGCGCGAGACATTTGGGCGGCGATCTGGCTTTGGCTGCGTTGGAAACCCTGCACGTCCGGGGTCGATATGTTCATCACCACAGTCGTGCCCCCGCCGCCGCCTTTGACACCCAGTTTGCCATCAGGGCCGCGCGCCAACGGCATGATAGCCTCGGGGCCCGCTTCGCCCATCACGCCCATTCCGCCGCGCATCCCAAAGGCCGTTGCACTGCTCACGATCCCGCTTTGAGCAAAGGGCATGACCTTGCCTTGGGAAAACGGCGCGCCATTGGCGAAGGGTAAAATTCCTTGGACCAACGAACCGACGCCTTGGCTGATCAATCCGCCAAAATGCTCGCTCACGGGTTTCAGCGCGGCGTTATAAGTCGTGTTCACCATCGACCGCGCGACCGTGCCAAGCGTGTCCGACAGCTTCAGCCCATCAAAAACCACCCCGTCAAAGGCGCGACGCAGCCCCCGGCTTAGTCCTTTTTCCAAGGTGGCAACATCGCGTCCTGTCCCGGCCAATGCCGTTCGCATCCGGCGCAGTTCACCATCAAAACCGCTGACCAACGTGCTGGTCTCAGCCAAAGTGCCATTCAGCCGCTCTGCCCCGTCTTCAAGGTTCTCGAACGTTTCATCTGTCATAACATGTCCCTTTCCGATTTGTCGGGATAAGCCGCCATCAAAGCCTCTAGCCCGTCGCTCAGCAGCGGTGCCTGCGCGCCTGTTGTGCCAAGCATCAACTGCAATTCTGCCGGGGTAAGGGCCCAAAACTGATCAGGTGTCAGTCCCAGGCCCATCAGGCCCGACCGCATCAACGCTGGCCAGTCAAGCCCCTTGGCAGATGTCACGCAGGCACCACAAAGGCGCGTGCCAAAAGTTCCGCCGCTGCTTGCGCCGCTGCCATCGGGCCACCTTCGATTACCGCATTGCCCAAAGTGTTTTCACTTACCTTCATGCCGCCGGCCCGTAGTCCCGCAACCAGCAATCGCAACACATCGCGGCTTGAAAAACGGTTTCCCTCAAACCGCTCCACCAACTCCAGCAAACTGGAGTCGCCAAGCGTCTCTTCCAGCTCGGCCAGCGCGCCCAATGTCAGGCGCGCCACTTGGCGCTGCCCGTCGATAACCAGCTCAACGTCCCCTCTCCACGGATTGGCCATCGCCTATACCCCCGTCTCAGGGTCAACGGTCACGTCCGGCGTGAACCGCAACTGTCCAGCCGATTGCAGGCTTAGCTCATATGTCGCTTCTCCATTCAACGATCCGCCGTATTCGATCGCAGCCACCTGAAAAGGCCCTTCGATGATCCCAAAGCTTGGGATCACGATCTGGAAATCCGGCGTCATCCCATCAAAGAACAACTGGCGCGCCCGCTCGTCAGTGCCCGCATCGCGAAACACACCCGACCCGCTGATCGCCGCTGAGCGCACGCCCGCACCAGCCAGCAACTCGCGCCAGCCACCGTCGCTATCAAGCGACGTCACCTCGACCGGCTCTGCGTTGAAACTGACGCGCGTGGCGCGCAGCCCGGCGATGGTCTCGAACTGACCGTCGCTTGTTATGTCTACTTTGACCAAAAGGTCCTTACCTGCTTGAACAGCCATGTGTCGTCTCCTGAAGTGTCTGAAAATGAAAGTCTCAGCCGTCCTGCACCCGCGCGCGGAACCGCATTTCGATCTGGCGTACCTGTCCCGCGCTGATCAATTTCGCAGAAGCCCGCTCGAAGCGCAGACTGATCAAACGCCCACGGCTCAGCTCCAGCTCAGCGTCGTGCAAGATGTCACTGATCGCTCCGGCGACATGCTTGGCCTCGGCATAGCCCGGTGCACGGCTCACAATCGCGATCCTGAACCGATGCAAAGCGCCGTCACCCGACCCGTCAGAGGCGTCGGCGACGTCTTCACCGCCCAATTGCACATAAAGCGGTGGCACGCTGCCGGCAGGTGCTGCGTCAAATATTGCACTGCCCACCAAAGCAGACAGCGCAACATCCGCAGACAGCGCCGAAAAAACCGCCTGCTGCAACGGGCCAGACAAAGCATAGCTCATACCGCCACCTCCTCTTGCACCAGACATGTCAGATAGCGGCCCTGCAGATCACGCTCGGCCACCGTTTGAATGTTTAAAATCCGCTCGCCATCGCGAAACCGCTGATGCGGCCGAGGTCGCTCGGCACTGCCCTCAGGGGCGGCTCGCACGATAACTGCAAACGCCTGAAGGCTGACCGAAACCCCACCTGAAGCCGCGTCGCGCCCGCTGCGCGACGTGACGTCTGCCCAGACAGCGCCCAAAGCATCCCACGTCTCGCTGTATCCCCCGGCGCCATCAGCGATCCGCACAGGCGTCTCCAACACGAACCGTAGATTCAGACAAGGGCGCTTCATTGCCCTGCTCCAAATCCAAGGCGGATCATCTTGTAACGCTCAATCAGGCTGCTGACCCCGAAGGGCATGCACCCTTCGCTTAGCCGGGTTTCATCGCGAAACTCGTAGTAATGCGCCGCTAGCAGGAACACCGCCTGCTGCAAGTCTGCGGGCACCTTGTCCCACGTCGCACCAAACCCTGCGTCAATGACCAGCACTGCCGACCCGGCCGTGGGAATGTTCGGCAAAACCGCTGTGGTGGTGCGCAAAACAGGCCGCTGCGCATCGCGCTCCAACCAAAATCGCTGCGGGTCAACAACCGTTTCGGTTCCATCGCGATCCACAATCGCCAAGCGTGTGATCGAATGAACAGGTGCGACTGGCAGCGTATGGTATTCAGGGTCTCGCCACCGGCTAAACGACCACTGAAAAGCGCGCCGGATCAACACCTTGCCGGTCCGCGCTTCAATCGCCGCCATTGCAGCACGCAAGAAGCTGACCAGAACTTCATCTTGCAAACTGGCGGTCCCAAACCCACTTCCCAACCGCAGATGTGCCTTAAAGGCCTCCACCGGCAGCGCCGCATCTGGCACGCTTGTCTCATCGATCAACATCATGGAATGTCTCCAATTATCCCGTTCTTGCCTGCCCCATAAGGGACCCGGACGCGCACCCGGCTGCATTGCTCGGTCGGAGGGAGCAGCTAGACAATGCACCCAAACCTTCGGCACGCGCCCGGACCGGGGCCAAGTCGCCCCGGCCCCGTGTTCGACGCCGCTTTACGCGGTGCCGAATTTCAAAAGCTTGATCGCAGCAAAGTCGCTCACGTCTCCGCCCACACGTTTGGTGGCATAGAACAACACATGCGGCTTGGCGCTAAACGGGTCGCGCAGGATGCGCAGATCGGGACGTTCTGCCACGGTATAGCCCGCAGCAAAGTCACCAAACGCGACTGAAAATGCATCCGTTTCCACGTCCGGCATGTCTTCGGCCACCAACACCGGATACCCCATCAGCCGTGCAGGTTCGCCCTGCCCCAGACCGTCTGACCACAAGAACCGCCCGTCCAGATCTTTCAACTTGCGCACCCGTCCGGCAGTCTTTGAACTCATGACAAAGCTCGCATTGGCCCGGTACTGCGCGCCAAGCGCATAGACCAGATCAACGACAGAATCCGCCGTCACCTCGCCATTTACACCCGTTGGCACGTAACCAAGGTTACCCCAGGTCCAGATGTCGTTGTCGATCTTGTCATGCGCCAACAGTCCCTTGGGTTTGTCGATGCCGTCACCGCTGATAAACGCCGCTGCCTCGGCACGCGAAAACTTGTCCGCAATGCGCCCGGCCAGCCAGCCTTCGATGTCAAAGGCGGAATCGTCCAGTAAACGCTGCGACGCTTTCGGCAAAGCGCTTAGCTCGTGCAGCTGGATGGTGATGCGATCAATCTGTGGCGTCCCCGTCTCGCCCACAGTGCTGGTTTCAGTGGCCCACCCCGCACCCACATCGCTGTGGTCCACCAAGACGTCATAGGATGTCGCCTCAACCTGAACGACCGATGCAATCGCACGGATCGACGCCGTCGCATTCAACACCGATTTCACCCGGTCCGACGTCTGCGGGTCCACCAGATATCCGCCATCAGAATTCACCGCCGAGGACAGCGATTTTCTCTCCATCTCAAGCCCGCGCAACCCGTCATCATCGCCATTGCGAATATAGGCATTCATCGCCTTTTGATGCGGTGCAGCTGCGTCAACAGCCCCGCCCAAAGGGGTACGCGCCGGCAAAGTCATTTTTCGATCCAACATAGTCATTCGCTCTTCTGTTTGTTGCAACTTGGTCGTCATTTCGGCCTGAAAGCCTTTGAAATCATGCACAAAGCCGGTAACAGCCTCGCGGACTTCTTCTGCGGCAGAGGCCGGAGCACCCCGCGTTTTGGTCTCAATATGATCCATCCACATCCCCTTGATTAAAGTTGAAATACCCCATGCGGGATCCTCAGCGCACCAGCTGCTGACGCGCGTCTTCGAACGCGGCTGCCATCTCGCGCAGCACGTCCCCGACGGCGATAAAATCGCTTTTTGCGGCAACCCGCGCAGTCGGCAGCATCGGGAACGTGACAAGCGACACCTCCCAAAGATCAAGCTCGGTCAACATCCGCTGACCTGCGTCATTCTTGGCGGCGCGCACGGTCCGATAGCCAATGCTCAGCCCATCAATCGCCCCCGCCGCAATCAACGCAGCCGCCTCGCGGCCCCGCGCCACACTGTCCAAAATGCGCCCCTTGACCCAAAGACCACGGGCATCTTCGCGCACCTCGTCCCACACACCGATGGGCTGGCTGGGATCATGTTGCCACAGCATCTTGATGCGCCGATCCGCCTTGGCGCTGGCTGCGAGTGAGGCACCATAGGCCCCCTTGGTCACCACATCACCGCCCTGATCAACGCTGCCGAACAAGCTGGCATAACCACTGATCTCGGTGCCACCTTCAACCCTGATACCCTCACCAAACTTGGCGAACTTATGCTCCAACCCGGTCTCGGATCGAGGCAAGCCTTCCCCGCTCCCCGACCGCAGGCCGGGGCTCATCATGTCAATTTCCATGACCATCTCCTTTGAATTTCAGATCGTTAGGGCTGCACCACCAAAAATGACTGCACCCCCTGCGCCAGGATCACCGCAACAACACCGTAAACCGTCAACCACAACCGCCGCTCCAGCCGCTCCATCATCTCCTCCAAACGGTCCAGCCGTTGCAAAAGGTTTTCGTGGTGAATGGCACTGACCCTCTCATGGGCCTGCAGCCGCAACCCCGGCGCGCATTCGAACCGATCAAATTGGGGGTCATCACGCATCAGCTGCCACCGCAGGCAAGCCCAACAGGCTGCGCTTTTCCGCTTCGGTCAAAAACTCGGCCCCTGCCACCCGCGCCCATTGCGCATCGCGTTCTTGCGACAAGGCCGACACCTGATCCAGATCAGGTTTCAACACGACACCTTCGCCAGAAAACCCTGACAACCAATGCGCCAGCGATGCGGTCACCCGTGTCGCCAAAGGCAAAACCGTCAGCCGGTAAAACGCGCGGTGCGCCTCTTGGTAGTTGGCATAGGTCGCATCCCCAGCGATCCCCAACAGCATCGGCGGCACCCCAAAGGCCAGCGCAATCTCGCGCGCTGCGGCCTCCTTTGTCTTGTGAAACTCCATGTCAGAGGGCGAAAACCCCATAGGCTTCCAGTCCAGCCCCCCCTCCAGCAACATCGGCCGACCCGCATTGCGCGCGCCCTGATGATGGCTCTCCATCTCGTTCACCAGCCGGTCATACTGATCATCGCTCAACTTGCCCTGGCCCTCGGCCCCTCGGTAAATAATCGCCCCAGACGGGCGCGCTGCATTGTCCAACAAGGCCTTACTCCACCGCGAGGCGGAATTATGCACATCCATCGCCATCGCCGCCGCCTGCATGGGACTGAACCCATAGTGATCATCTTGCGGATGAAAATTCTTGATATGGCAAACCGGGGTAACCGGCCCGCTGGCGTCAAAGCGATGCTTGCGCCCGCCCACGGCATATTCATAGGCAACCGGCCAACCATCCGCACCGGGCACCACCGACATCCGGTCCGACCGCAACACATGCAGCTCAACCGGCACACCCGTCTCGGCCCCCACGGCCTCAACATACCCATTGCCCGACAAAAGCAGCTGCGCATATAGCGCCTCCAGCAGCTCCGCCCGGCCCTGCGCGCCATTCGGACGGCTCACCAGATCCATCAACGGATGCGTCTCATAGCGCCGCTCGGCATCCTGCAACACCAAGGGCAAGGCCGCCGCCGCCTCAGCGATCAACTTGACCGACCGAAACCCCACTGGATTACCGCAAAACCCCAACCGCGTCAGGCTCACCGCATCACGCGGGCTCCAGGCGACGCGCCCGCTGGTCTGATAGGCAACCACCGGCCCCGTGGCCGAGGCTTTCTGCTCGGGCACATCAACCGCAGCACCGCGCCTCAGAAAATCAAAAACCATATTGCCTACTCCTTGTCTGCCCTGTGCGACGCCAACCTGACGTCTGCTCATCAACCGCTCGATCAAAATGCCAATAAACTCTTAACACCCCTGCAACTGACCGACCGCTCCCCCTGCAACACCACCCTTTCATTTTGCCCGATAAACTCTCCCCGAAGGGCCGTTCCGCCCAAAATCCCAAACTCACAGCAAACGCACCCCCGGCGACCGCCAGCTTGCCGCAGGCTCAATCATCAGCTCATGCAGCGCCCAAACCAGCGCATCGACGCGGTCCGGCGACCCCGATCCTTCAAAGCCCTGCGCCGTCATCCGGCACATCTGATCCTCAAGCGCATCCAGCCCCGCGACATGTCCCACACGCCCCTGCTCGTACAAAGCCGCCACAGGCTCCGCCCGCGCGACCTTGCCCCGCGAGGCATGCACCGACTTGATCGGCACTAGTGGATCAATCTGGCGCAAAACCTCCCCCACCATCAGCCCGCCTTGGTTGGTCTCGGCCACCAAACGATCCGCGCCATACTGTTCCATCGCCGAAATCGCGGCCCGCGCCCAACCCGACGGCGTCGCCCCCTGCACCGTGCAATCTGCCAAAACCACTGCCCGCCAAGTCTGCGGTGCCCCTTGGGTCTGCGCGCCCACAACAACGATCCCGCATTCATCCGATCCGCCGTTCGACGTGGTCGCAGGGTCCAACCCCACCACAATCCGGTCAAACTCAGGCAGCTTGCCAACCCACCCCTCCTCCAACATCTGCGAAGTCCACAAAGCCCCTTCGGCATCCGCAAGCAAAACGCCATCCAATTCTTGCCGCCCCAACCGCGTGCCGCGATAGCGCGCGCGCACTTCCTCTAAAAACGATCCCGCCAAATTCGCCGCATTCGCCTCGGTCGGCGCATGGGTGCTCACGGTTGACGGCGACGCCAACAGCCTTTTCAGCACGCCCACATTGCGCGGCGTCGTCGTCACACAGACCCTGGGGTCATCGCCCAAGCGCAGCGCAAATTGCAGCTGGTCCCAGGTCTCCTCCGCCTTCTTCCACTTGGCCAATTCATCGACCCAAGCCGCATCAAACTGCGGCCCGCGCAATCCTTCAGGGTCATGGGCCGTATGCACCGTGGCAATCGCCCCGTTGGGCCACACCAGACGTTTGCGCGTCGCCTCCCAATCCGGGCGGCGGTCAGCGGGCGAACAGGCCAAAATCCCGCTATCGCCGAAAATCATCACTTCGCGCACCTGCTCGATTGTCTCGCCCACAAGTGCCACACGCCGCGCGCGCCCGATGTCCAGGGGCCGTGCCCCTTCGACTTGTGCGCGCACCCATTCCGCACCCGCACGGGTCTTGCCCGCCCCGCGCCCCCCCATAATGACCCAAGATCGCCATGCGCCCTCGGGCGGGAGCTGATGCGGCATCGCCCAAAATTCGAATAAAAAAGGGAGAGCTAAAAGCTCTCCCTCGTCCAGTTCATTCAGAAACTGGTCTTGCAGCGCCACATCGGCGGAGCCGATCCAGCTTGCACCCGATGTCAGCCCGCGCCCGATCAAGGTCGAGCGCGTACCCCCCTCGGGCAATGCCCGCTTGCTTGTTTCTACACTCAC